CAAGATACTATCCCCTCGAGACGGAATAATAGCCGAGCCCTTTTGTGGTTCAGGATCTACCTTAATCGCTTGCGAGATAATGAAACGGAGATGCCGAGCAATAGAGATAGAGCCAATATACGGAGAAGTAATCTTGGCCAGATGGGAAAAATTTACCGGAAAAACGGCAGTTAAATTAAAAAGCATAACTTAAAAATCTGACGAATCTGACAGGATCCCCGAGGATCTAGACTGATTGAAGAGGTGAGCAACTAATCATCATGGATGACAAAGAGAGAAGAAAAATAAAACGAATTATTATCGAAAGCCTTAGAAATGGGGCGACTAAAACTAAGGCATGTTTAGAAGCTAATATCACCAGAGATACCTTTTATAGGTGGATGAAGATTGCAAAAAGCTTTAAAAGGGAGGTCGAAGAAGCAGTAGAGAGCCAGATAGGAGTAGTAGAAGACGCATTATACAAGATAGCAGCAGAGGGGAATTTACCAGCTCAGAAGTTTTTCCTCTGTAACCGAGCATCGGATAAGTGGAAAGAAACTACCAAACATGAGATAGGAGGTTCATTGGAACTTACCTACGCTAATTTAGTGAAAGCCAAAAAGGAACGGGAGAAAAATAAAAGATAATGAAATACCTCTCCGCAGAGCAAGAAGATGCGATATTAAGCGAATATGAAAATAACTGGAATAAATTTGCTAGAGATGCTTTAGGGGTGAGGCTAGACCGGAAACAAAGACAGATATTAGAGGCAATACAACTTAATAGGAGGGTATCGGTTAGATCAGGCCACGCAGCGGGAAAAGACTATGTAGCAGCAGTTGCTTCTTTATGTTTTTTATATCATTATGTCCCCTCCAAAGTTATCAATACAGCACCTACCGATAGGCAGGTTATCAATATTATGATGTCTGAGATAGCCGGAATATATAGAAATGCAAAGATAAATCTGGGGGGAGACCTGTGGACTCATAAAATAACTTTTGAGGATTCCGACTGGTTTTTATTAGGTTTTAAAACTAAGGATAAGAAACCGGAAGACTGGTCCGGATTTCACTCTCCTAATCTCATGGTAGTGGTTACTGAAGCGTCCGGGATAGATCAAGTAACCTTTGATGCCATAGAAGGGATACTTACCGGTAATAGCCGATTAGTTTTGATATTCAACCCGAACAGGACTACCGGAGAGGCATACCAGAGTACCAGAAGTCCTTTATATGAGAAGTTTAAAATAAGTTGTTTGAATACGGTAAATGTCAGGGCTAAGAAAATATTAATACCGGGACAAGTGGACTATGAATGGATTGATGAGAAGATCAGGAAACCAGGCTGGGTAGTAGAGATTAGTGAAGGAGAAGCGAATAGAGATGCCCGCGATTTTAAGTGGGACGAAAAATGGTACCGGCCTAATGATTTATTCTTAGTAAAGGTCATGGGTGAATTCCCCCGGGCCACCGAGGATACTCTGATTCCCTTAAGCTGGGTAGAGTTAGCTAACGACAGATGGCAGGATCTACAGGGCAAAGGGAAAGGCACATTAAAGCTAGGAGTCGATGTAGCCGGTATGGGAAGAGACCTAACCGTATTTGCTTTCAGGAGAGGAAATGTTATTGAGAGACTTAAAGCCTATAGCAAGCAGGATCATATGGTGACCGTAGGAAAAATAAAAAACGAGTTAATAAAAAAAGAAGATAGCGTCTTAGTGGACTCCGCAGGAGAGGGAGCCGGGGTCTTTTCTAGATTGATGGAACTGAAGGTTAATGCGATCGGGGTTAAGGCTTCAGAATCAGCGAAGGATTTAACTGATATGACTAAGCAGAGAACTTTTGCTAATATGAGGGCCTTTCTATACTGGGCCATAAGAGATGCTTTGGATCCAGCACTTGGCGGA